GGGTTCGTCACCATGGGAATGGCCTTCGTGGCTGAAGGCAGGGCGGAGCACGGGTGCGGCCAGCAGCGTGACAAGCAGCAGAATACGAATCAGCACGCGCGCGCCCCCTGAGTACCATTCACCGCGGTTTCAAACTGACGGCGCAGGACGTCGTGGGCGTTGCTCGATCATGACAAAACATTACAACGGAGGCGGCTAGCCCCCGGCTGAAGGCGAGTCAGCCGGTGAGACGCGTCTCATGAACACCAGAGCAGGTTGGATTCCGGTTCCCACCGCTGCTCCAATCGGTTTTCCAACCTCACATTTCCCCTTCCCTGGTAGCGCCGTGAACCGCAGGTTTCCTGGGGTTCTGCCGTCGTGGCTTGAGGGTTGGAGAACGGAACGACCGGCTTTTCCGTCGCTCCGAGGCCATTCTCTCTCCGAGGCTCGGGACTTGGGCGATTCAGTCTACAAGCCTGAAACGCAGGAAACAGGCCGATCTTCGGGCACGCTCCCCGCTTTGGGTTGGGGGTGAGACTGCTCGGGCAATCGCCGCCCGGTTCAAACCGCGTGACGGAAGGCCCGAGCTTCGCGGAGAGGAGGCAGAAAATCCGAGGAATCTGCCCTTCAGAAAGACTGCGCAATCTGTGCCCTACCCGGTATCGTCCCGCGTGAGTTGCAAAGGGAATCGGCAATGGAGGGACCGAGGAGGCCCCCGATACAAGTCGAGCACTGCGTAGGAACGCCGTCTCGCGAGGATATTGGACTTGCGCGAACCACGCATCGGGGCAGTCAGATTAACCTGATCATTGCTCGGCAAGTTGTGCGTCAAAATTGTGTTTCCGAGAACTGTTCAGCGCCCACCGTTAAGCGAAGGCGATGAGCGAACAATTACCCACCCCGAGTCTTGCTTCAATCGCTCCTGGTGAAGGGGAGAGGCGGGCGCAGCGGGGCTACGTTCGTCAATACGACCTAGGAGCCCGCGTTGTTTACGAGGCATTGGCGTCTGGGCGTCTGCGTTGGATCGGGGTGGCGGACCGGAGCGCCGGCATCTTTGACGACATAGTAATCGGATTACACGATCGCATCGTTGGTCATCAGCTGAAAACTAGTCGCGACCCTGTTCCTTTCAATATAAGAACCGTCCTGCTTGGCTCCGAGGGGCTCTGGGCCCTGATTATCGATTCCTGGCGCAAACTTCGCGCTAGCCATCCGAATACACCCATTGAAGTAATTTATGCCTGCGATGACTACCCACGCGTCGACGACGACATCGCGGGATCTGGACGTGCGAACTCGTCCGCCGCATTCCTGCGCACGCACGATGCACACCGCCTTTCCTGGGCGCTGGCCGACTGGCATGCATCGCCGTTCTCCACATTTTTAGTCGAGCTACAAGCTGCTGCAGCACTTAGCGACCAAGAGTTTGAAGAGGTACTCCGCCAGGTGCGGTTCCTCGCCGGCGGGCAGGCGAACCACCTTGGACTTGGCGCTCAAACAACTTTGGAACAGCGCCGCCTCCAAGACGTCGCCGCCCTTCTTCCGCGACTTGTGGCCGATCCCTCTAACCGCGATCGGTGGCAAACGGCAGAATTACTCTCGCGTTTGGGTTGGCGCGATCCATTCGAACTCAGACACGGCCACGCATTCCCAGTCGACGCGCTTTACCAAACGAACGCGCGAACCCAGCACAGGCTTCAGGAGGTCCTCGCTAGCGTTACGAGGGGCTACGTTGGATTGGTTGGACCGCCGGGTAGCGGGAAGTCGACGCTACTTGCGGCTGGGCTCCTGCCGACGCCTCGGGCAGCCATAGCCCGCTACTTGGCCTTCGTGCCGAATGAAGGCCATGATCTCGGTCGCGCAGAGGCGGAAGATTTCCTCCAGGACATCATTGCACAATTCAAACATCAAGGCCTCGGTGCCCAGACTGTTCCCGGCAGCCAGCTTGCGGAACTGCGACATCAGTTCGTGGAGCTTCTTCGCGAAGCCAGCGAACGTTTTCGATCAGAGGCAATTCGCACGCTCGTGGTCGTTGACGGCCTCGATCACGTATCTCGCGAAGAGAGGCCGGCACATTCCTTTCTGCGCGTGCTGCCGCTTCCCCATGCCGTTCCAGACGGCATCATCTTTATTCTCGGGACCCAGCGGCTCGAGTTGGATGACCTTCCCCCAGAAGTCTCTCGCCAAGCGGCGGAGCAGGACAGGCAAGTCACGATCACTCCGTTGTCACGGGAGGCGGTTGCCCTTTTGGCCAACGCGGCCGGTATTCCGCGGGATGTGAACCTCGATCAACTCTTCAGCCGTACCGATGGACACCCACTATCAATTCGATATGTAGTCGAAGGCCTGCGGTATGCGGAAACACCAGCTGACCGCCAACACTTGCTCCAGAACGGGCCTACGTTCGGTGGAGACGTTAATACTTTCTACGAACGTGCATGGCATGGCCTCGGCCATTCAGTGCAGGCTCGGCGGGCCCTGGTCTACGTGGCTTTGTCGGAAGGGCCGCTTCATCCTAATGACCTTGTTCGACTCGTCGGCGATGAGGCCACCGACGCAGCGTGGCATGCTGCCAAGCACCTCCTTGTCCGAGACTACCGCAATGCGTGGTCGATCTTTCACAACAGCTTCCGTCTCTTCTTGCGCGACCAAGCAGAGTTGCGCCACGGAATAGCGGACGAGAGCCGAGTCAGGCGCATCTATGCCGAACTAGCAGACATGGCGGCTGGCGCCGACCTGTCTGACCCGCAGCACTGGATGGAACTCCGCTACAGTGCGCGGGCCGGGGACCATGCGAGAGTCGCGGCATTGGCAAGGCCCGAGCGTTTCCGCGCCCAGTTTGCAGAAGGCCGGGAACCCGGCGAGATCCAAGATGATATTGGATTCGCGCTACGGGCTGCAGGGAGGCTGCGATCGGCCCTATTGGTCGTCGACCTGATCCTGATCAGGCACGAGCTCAACATGCGCTGTGACGCGATCGGCGATGATTTTTTCGATGCTCTGATTCAACTCGGCGACCGCCGAACTGCCGGGGGCCTTATCGAGGCAACGGGTGTCTCCCTCACTGTCGGCAAGGGATACGAACTGGTTGATGCCTTCCTGGTTGCCGGAGAGGGCCAGGACGCACGTCGGTTGTTCGAGAAACTCGAACCAATTGAGAAGCTCCTAGGGTCTGAACGAATCGAGGTCGGACTCGGCGACGAACTTCAGGATTGGGCCGAACGTGCACTCGTATTTCGAGCACCCGAACACTTCCTTGCTTGCCTAAATCGCCTGCAAACGCCCGATGAACATCTCGGTCGAGCGTTCGATATGGAGGATTACAAAAATGAACTCAAGATAGCCGCGCTTCGCGGCCAACTTCAGCGAGATCCGACGCTTGATCTAACCCTGTCTATGAATATGGTCGAGCTTTCCCAAGATTACTATGGAATTCTGCTATTCATTGCCGCAAGATCAGCGCTCTTTGGCGACGATGACTCACTTGCCATTCGGCGTCTGGAAGTAGCACGAGGCCTTTCGGCGGAGATCGAACCCTGGCTCAGGCGAGAATTCGCGGCATTGGCTGCACGCATCGGACAACTCGATCTCGCAGGAGTCTTTTTCGAGGGTATCGCGCCACCCGCGCTGACTGGAGAGCCTCATAGCTACCAGGACGATGACTTTAGATTCGCATCCAAGCAGATTATCAATCATGCAGTTCTAGCCGCGCGGCTCGGCCGGCCGCGGGCCGATGGCGCTGCACCTCAGTCGCGATTTCTAGCGACCTATCAAGATCGTCTGCAGACGATAGGCACGCTGCATGGAGAGGGTCGTAGAGGTGAGCGACCGTCTGTGGATCCACACAGGGAGTTACAGGCAACCCTCAACTTCCTGCAATACGATAAGGGTGACGAGCCGCATGATACCAACCGTTGGCGCCTCGATCGTGCTCTAGGGGAGGTGGTCGCCGCAATGGTGAATGCGGCCGGGGCGTTGGGTTCAGAAACGCTCGCGCGCTTCACTGAAGCAATGGATGAACGTTTAGCGAAGGGCGCTGGGCGACTCGGTAGGGCAGATGTTCGTCGTGCTTACTCAATGGCGGTATTTCGGCACGACTTTGACGCGACGCGCGCTGCCCTGCGGTTAGCCCGCAATGTGCATGAGGCAAATACGCCGGCTGAGGAAGTAGCAGAGCTCGCTCTCACCGCATCTTCCCTTGCCGCCATCGGCTTCCACGAACGCGCACGCGGCATCCTCGCCGAGATAAGTGCGGGTAGCGTTGGATACTCGAGGCCCGCAAGGAAGGATGCACAATACGCCGCTTGGCGCGAACTGTTGCGCCGGGCATGCGACGAGGATCCGCTAGGCAGGCCGGATAGGCTCCGCTTCTTTGCGCGCCTGCTGACCGGAATGTCGCTGACTGAGGGCGACAACGCGGGCCGCCGGCTTGTTCCGACGTTCTTGAACCAAGCAGCACAAGCGGGGGTAGCCTGGATGCGAGCCGCCGCGGATCGTGCGGACGAAATTGGATTGGTGACGTGGAGTAGTCTCGTCGAGGGAGTTTCATCCGGCATCATCACGATGCGGCCCGATCTGTCCGCGGCGGCCGGCGTGATCATCGGACGCATATCACTGCCATTCGCCGGGAAGGACTTTGAGAGCAAGTATGCCGATGTGGTCCGTGCGGCTCCCCTCGAACAACTTGACTTCGTGGTGCGACATTCTGTGTCGTGCATTGAGGCCGACAGCCATCCCGAACGTCGCATCCTTCTTATCGAAGAGGTAGTCGAGGCAGCCGCCGATCGCGGCGTAGCATATGGGACAGATGCGCTATGCCGATGGCGAGCTGAGCTACCGCCGCCCCGGTCAGGAAACAGTCCGGAGGACCCTTTTTTCCTGGTCCGCACACTTGAGGAGATTACCCTGGTTCTGCAACAGGTGGGGAATGATTCAAGTAAGTGGGGCGCGGTGCGCGCCTTCGAGCGCATCGCGCCGCGAAGCAACTACGAATTAGCCAGAGCCGTGTTCGATGGCGCCGAGGTGCTTCGCAATGATGGGCGGGCCATTGAAACGATGGGTCGAGCAGCGTTCGCGGCCGGGCGGGAGGCTGATGCAACGGCTTGTTTGGCCCGTCTAAAACAGCTGGCAGGGGAAAGAGGAGCGTGGGGCTATGGCGGCTACACCAACGACAAGCTCCGATATCATAAGCTGAATGTGCTTCTGAACGGGGAGGTCGCGCGCCGCTCCGCTTTCGATGCGTTCGTTGGTGACTTAGCTGATCGCCGTGAGTCGGTTGAATCACTGCTTCCTGAGATCGATGAGGCCCTCGATCTCCATTTACCTCGACCCACATGGGCTCAGACCTGGGCGTGCATCCAAGATCATCTGGCCCAATTCCGCGAGTATCGTATCGGACGGGATGTTGAGATACCGTTAGACATTCCCGACGAAGCCGAGAACACGCTTGCGGACATCCTATTCCGCGCATTTGACACGACCGCAATAACGCTTGGCCAGATGGCGCGGACGGCAGCTACTGAACTCGCCCATGCTCCTGGTGGCCCCGCGGTGGTAGCCGCGCTGGTGCCACGGCTTTGGCGGGCCGGGGGCCACAGTAGACTTGAAGCTATCCAAATCGCATGGGAGTGCCGCGACGCAAACGCGGTCCGAGATGCGGTAATGCCACTCCTGGTGGAGATGTGTGCCGTCGACGACTTAGCGATCAGCAGGACGGCAATGTCACTGGCGCGGGCCTGGGGACAACGTCCGACACCCCGACATGCAGATCTCCCACTAATCTACCGCCTCCATCTGCCGCCGAACCCGCAGGCGGAACGATTTGAACCGCCTTCGGGTGTGTCCTCGACCTCATCGGGGCTGTACACTGACGACCCGTATTCCTGGACTTGGGTGCTCGAACGTCCTTTGAGACTGACCGCCGAGGCAACGGGCATCGAAATCGCTAACCTTCGTGCTCGTGCGGCCCAGTTCATGACCCGCATCGGTGGTGCTAACGCGTTTGGCCCGGACGCAATTGACAGGCAGCAGTCGCGATTGGGGAGGCTCAGCCTTCACTTGAGTTTCCGCAAGCTTCCCGTCGGCGCGGCCTTCCAGGCCATGCGTGAAGTTGTCGGCGAACTGGCGGCGGCCGAGGCCATCGACAAGCGTGCTGTGCCGTTCCTCCTCCTTCAAGCTGGGGCTTTTCTTCGAAACGTCAGCACGTTGCCGCCAGTTCCTCGACCACGGGGTGTGTCGAGCGTTAGAATCCCCGATCTTTACCGCTTAACCGATTCAGTGGAGTGGCAAGCAAAGTCTGGCGAGGATGCGACCAGACCGATGGTGGCCGGTCAGATCGTGCTGGCAGCCACAGCGGTACACGAGCGGCGATACTTTAGGAAAGAATGGATTGTAGAGCAGTACTTCGGGCCCGGCGTCGTTCCCGTTGAAAATCATTTGTCAGCGCAGCTAAAATCACTTCCAGCCACTGTAGTGGTGGATGATGTCATCCCACTATACGAGGGAATAGCGCCAGGAGCTGTTGTGGCTTCCAGACCGACGATCTCTGGCTCAATCGACGACTACACACTAATGCTGTGTCCGCGGGTCGCCGCGGCGCTTGGTTGGAGACCCGACCCAAGACACGTTTTCAGGTACACCGACGGTCGTGGTAGGATCGTAGCACAGACACTGTTCTGGCGAGACGGTGGCGAACCTGCCCGCGAAGCGGATCAGGCAGTTGTTGGACGAGGCCATATTCTCGTCGTGAACGAGAACGAGGCCGAAAAAATCGGCCCGTACTTGCCGATGAACCAAAGATCGCTGGGTTGGCGACTTTTGAACGGTAGCGCCGACGATAGCGCTTAGTAGGCCAAACCACTTACTCCAACTCCTTTAGTCTCCGTGAATGAACAGCCCAAACCATGGAAAATGTTTTCAACAACGTAGGCAAAGTGAGTTGGGTCGCAGGTCGCTCGTCAATAATTTTTGCTACGATATCCGGCGCCAACAAGGTGAGTTGCAGCAACCGCCCCATATAGCCGCGATCAATTTTCTCTGCCGCGGCCATCTCAGTCAAGGATCCGTATCGCCCCTCGTCCAGCATCCGCTGATATCGGAACGCCCGCGCCAACGCCTTCACCAGCGCCGGATCGGCACGCGTGGTGACCGCCGCCGGTCCTGCCGCCGCCGGCGTGACGACCGTCTTCTTGCCGGGCCGGTGGCGGATCGCCAGCGGCACCCGGACCGTGACGCTGGTCGTGGTGCTCATGCTGCCGCCATCAGCGTGTTGGGCGACATCGCGGTGAGATCGCGAACGAGGCCGCTCAGCCCGTCCAGCCGCAGCCGAATGTCGGCGCCGGCCGGTCCGACGACCACCCGCTCCACCAGCGACCGCACAATCCGCGCCTGCTCCGCCGGGAACAGATGCTCCCACAGCGGGTCAAGCCGATGCAGCGCGTCCTGCGTCTCGCCCTCGGTCAGGTCAGGCGCCTCCCTGCGCGCCGCGCGCCACGTGCCGATCACGATCTCCGGCTGGCGCAGCAGCGCCCGCACCTGATCCACCACCGCCGCCTCGATCTCCGCCGCTGACACCCGGCGCACAATGGTGTCGTCCCTGACGGCATCCCCCTTCAGCACACGCTGCGCCACATAGTAGCGGTAGAGCCGGCCGTTCTTTCGGGCGTGGGTCGGCGACAGCGCCCGCCCGTCCACTCCGAAGATCAGCCCCTTCAGCAGCGCCGGCGTCTGCGCCCGATTCTGGTTGGCGCGGACCCGTGGGCTGACCTGCAGCACGGCATGTGCCCGGTCCCAAAGCTCCCGCGGCACGATCCCCTGGTGCTCGCCGGGATAGACCTGCCCCTTGTGCGCGGCCTCGCCGACATAGGTCCGGTTGTTCAGCAGCTTGTAGACATCGCCCTTGTCCAGCGGCCGGCCCGCCTTGCTGGTGGCGCCCTCCGCCCGAAGGCGGGCGACCGTCTCGATGCCCGATCCCGTCTCGACGAAGAGCTCGAATACGCGGCGCACCCGCGGCGCCTCGTCCTCATCCACCACCAGCTTGCGGGCCACGACGTCATAGCCGAGCGGCACCTTGCCCCCCATCCACATGCCGCGGGCGCGGGACGCTGCGAACTTGTCGCGGATTCTCTCGCCAATGACCTCCCGCTCGAACTGCGCGAAGGAGAGCAGGATGTTCAGGGTCAGCCGACCCATGCTGGTGGTCGTGTTGAAGCTCTGCGTCACGGACACGAACGTCACGCCGTGCGCATCCATAACCTCCACCAGCTTGGCGAAATCCATCAGCGAGCGGCTGAGCCGATCGATCTTGTAGACCACGATGACATCGACCAGGTCGGCCTGGATGTCACGCAGCAGGCGTTGCAACGCCGGCCGCTCCAGCGTGCCGCCGGAGAACCCGCCATCGTCGTAGCGGTCGCGCACCAGCATCCACCCCTCGGCGCGCTGGCTGGTGATGTACGCTTCGCAGGCGTCGCGCTGCGCGTCGAGCGTGTTGAATTCCTTCTCCAGCCCCTCGTCCGTGGATTTCCGAGTGTAGACCGCGCAACGGAGCTTCTTCGTGGTCGCCGGCATGGCCGGCTCGATGCGGGCGCGGCGGGTCATGCGTCACCCCGCGCCCGCAGCCCGAAGAACGTCCAGCCATTCCAGCGCGTGCCGGTGATGTGGCGCGCGATAGCCGAGAGCGACTGATACGGCCGTCCCTCGAATTCGAAGTTGTTGATGCGCACGGTGACCACGTGCTGCACGCCCTGCCATTCCCGGATGAGGCGCGTGCCGGCCAGCGGGCGGCTGTCGGCGCGGATTCGGCGCAGAACGACGTTGCCGCCATCCAGTTGCTCACCCAGCGCGACGAGCCGGTCGACGGTCTCGGGCTTCAGCCCGCCATAGGCCAATTCCTGGATGCGATAGGCCAGCCGGCTTTGGATGTAGGCCCGGTTCCAGGGCGGCGGCTCCTTGCCGAACAGTTCGCGCCACTGCTGCTTCAACGTAGCGGTCGGCGCCGCCTGCAGCGCGGCGAGCCGCGACAGCACCTGCGTCGGCGGGATCTTCGGGATGGTGGGCGCCGGCGGCGCGGCATTCTGCTGCCTTGCCTTCGTGCTCGATCGTTTGGTCATGCGACTCCCTTTCTCCTGGGGTTCGCATGACCGCGCTGCCTGGCGGTTGAGTGTAGGCGAATGTCTCCGCGGGCCTCGACCTGCGCGGCATCCCGCGCGAGATCCTCGTCAGCGCGGCTGCGCAGCCGCAGCAGGCCCGCTGCGAGGATGGCGCAGACCTCCCGGAGGTGGGGCGGCAGATGATGATTGGTCGGCAGGGGCATCGGGATCCAGCACGCATTGTCCTGCCTCCCCTTTACGTATTCGCGCGGCCGTTTTTCCCACGCCCTGGCCCAGGTGCGCTGCACCGACTCTGGGTCGCCCCGGTGGGAGGAACTTCATCGCGGCGGAGACGATGGTAGAACCGGCTGACCCGCTGCTTGACCGCACTCTCGCTCGGGACGTTGTTGGGGCCATAGGTGGTTGAAAACCAATCCATCAAGCGCCGCACCGTCTCGGCCTGGATGTCGGGAAGGCCCTCGTTGTGGGCGATTGCCCCCAACTCGCACAGGCAGTCCTCCCACTCATGCCGCGGCGGTGCGCCGCGCGCGGCCGGGGCGAACCATGCGCGCGGGGGCGCCCACACAGTCGCCGGCGGAAGAGTCGGCGACGACGGCGGCGCGTCGCCGGTACCGAGATCGTGCTCCATCTCGAAGCGCTCCAGCTCATCATGCCGGACCACCAGCTGGGCGCGCTTCACGACCAAGGCGTGCCGCTCGCCATTCTCGTCGATCGGCTCCAGCAATTCGCCCGCTGGGCTTAGAAAGCGCGCGATCTGGCCCGCGCCGTTCTGCATGACCGCATAGGCATCGATGCGCGATAGATCGATCGGACCGACGTGGTGCAGGCGACCTCTCGGCTCCACCCGAACCCGCTCGTCAGCGGCCCGGTGCGTGTCGCTCACCTCCATCAAGAGCGCGGCAACCGGAAAGGACAGGCAGAGCTCGCCTTCCAGCACGTAGGCGGAGATATCATCGGCATCCATGGCCCAGCGCACAAAGATCTCGCGCAGCGTGTAGTAGGGTTTTCGCCGGTTCGTCTTGGCCACGATCACCTCCGCTCGATCGCACGCAGGCGCCGATAGGCCCGCACCACCTTGGCCATGTCCTGCCGCATGTCGGGTGGCAGGCGATGCGCCTCGACAAACAGATCGTCCATCAGCAGCCCGAGGATGGCCGCCGCCCGTTCGATAAGCTGGTCGCGCGGCGGGCTCTCGAGGTCCCGTTCGATCCGCGACCAGTACGCGGCCGAGATGCCCAGACGTTCGGCCATGTCGGTCAGCCCGATGCTGAGCTCCGTCCGCCGCTCGCGAAGCACGCTGCCGAAGCTCACGGCCTGCCTCCCTCGATTAGGCGGTAGCGCTGCAGGCGCACCGCAATGAATCGATCGGACACGCCGAAATCCCCCGCCAAGGCGGCGACAACACCGGCCAGCGCCTCGGGCGGCGTGTCGTGCGCGAGAACCCGGCAGCCGACACGCCCGCGGTGCGGCGCGTTCACCATGCGCAGCTTCTCGGAGCGGGCATGCTTCACCAGGCGCAAATGCAGGGAGACGGGCGGGGCCAGCAGCGCGCCCATGAACTCATTGGCCCGCCGCTCTTCGCGTACGGCGGCGCCGTCGAAGCTGTGCGGCCCGGAGGTGACTGACCGATAGCGACGGGCGGATTGCCGCGTGGCCGCCGGCACGTCGAACACGACATGCCCAAGCTCGTGCGCCAGGGTGCTCAGCAGCAACTCGGGCCGGTCGGCCAGCATCGTCGCATTGATCGAGACGAGGGCGATGCCGGGCGCCGAGGGATCGGTCTCGCAAATGCCGAGCACCGGCTGGCGATCCTCATCGTGGACCGCATGGGCGAAGTCCCAATGGACCTCCACGCCACTGCGGTTGATCTCCAGACGGGTCGCCGCGGCGGCGAGATCCTTGGGGTCGAGCGCCCAGGGGCCGTCGCGGCGGGGGACCGCCTGGCGCAACTGGGATGCAACCGACCAGACGGTGTCCGCGGCCAGCGGGTGCGGGGCCTTGGACGTGGGGTCGTGCGGGTAGGACAGGGAAAGCGACATCGCGGGGGGCCTCCGTGGTTTACGCATCTGCGCAACGCGATGTTCTATTTATGTTCCTGCTCCCGGGTGAGTCCATCGTCCTGTTAGGGGGTCAGTCAATAAATAGCCGAAACGATAACCGTATCCGCTTCTGCCACATCTAACGCATTGATATAGAGACAGAATTGCGTGGTCAGAAATTCCGGTCATTTCCTGGCCAGGAATAACTACCCTTCCAGGCTGATCGCCCTCCTATCCGCGTGGTTCGTTCCTGCCGTCGCCATCACCCGGCGCAGCAGGAGAGTTCAAATGAGCGCGCAACGTGCTGAAGCGCATCGAGAACCACCGCTATTGGAGGCCGCGGACCTCCGGGTCGCCCTCACGACCGCCGCCGTCCAGGCCGCCCGAGGGGCTCGCCGCCTGCGCCTCGGGCGCGCCGATCGGGACGACCTGCGCCAGGACATTCTGGTCGCGCTGCTGGAGCGCCTGGAGCAGTTCGATCCGGCGCGCGGGGCCTGGAGCACCTTCACCGGCGTGGTCGCCCGGACGGTCGTCGCCGATCGTGCGCGCGCCCATCGGGGCCGGCACGGCGCCTGCCTGGCGCTCGATCTCGATCAGTTCCCGGCAGGCGCCTCAGCCACCCAGCAGGACTGCGCCGATCCGGTCCTGACCTTGGACCTGCAGCGCGTGGCGGCGGAGCTGCCGCTGCAGCCGCAGGAACTGCTGCGCCTGCTCGCCGCGATGGGGGATGTCGCCGCGGCGCAGCGTGCGGACGTGCGCTCCACCACCGCCTTCTATCGCGCGGTCGCCGACCTGCGCTGCTGGCTGCGAGCGTCGGGCATGCGGCCGCCGGCCGACGTGCGCGGACAGCCGCGCGCGGGGCGGTGGGAAAAATCGGCCCCCGGATACGTAAAGAAAGAAATGCCGAACCATGCCTGAGAGGGAGAGCCGATCAATGCGCATTGCGCACCTGACCCTTGAGACTGCCGAGACGATGTCGTGCGCCGATGCGTTGCTCGATGTCGTGCTGACGGAGAACGGCCTGTGTGATTGTTTCGCCGATGCGGCGCCCGGCGATGCCATCGTCTACCACATGGGCCTGCTCGCCCGTGATCGCGACAAGGCGGCGTCCGAACTGCCGGCCGAGCGGCGCGAGGATCTCGAGGCTGTCGCGCGTCGCGTTTGGGCGATGGCGGAGGCTGGCCTTGGCCATCTCGTGCAGCGCCGCGTCGCTGAAGGGCGCTGCGCCTATCTGCTGATCGTTCGGCCCCGGCCACTGAGCGCACGCAGCGCCGCCGGCTACGCGCTGGCCGACCTGCTCGGCCGGGAGGCGGCGTGATGGAAGCCTCCCGCCGCAACCACCCGACGATCGACGACATGCGCCTGCTGCCGATCGGCCAGGTGATCGACCTGCCGGCCGAGCATCTCGCTCTGCTGCAGGAGGAGGCGCGGTCGCGTCTCGACATCGCCAAGCGGGCGCTCGACTGGATCGAGGGCGCCATCGCCATGCGCTTCGAGCAGCGCGCCATCGGCGCCCGCGCCGCGGCCGGGAAGGACACTGGCACCGTCCGCTTCCAGGACGGCAACGTCGAGGTCACCGCTGATCTGCCTAAGCGGGTGGAATGGGACCAGACGCGGCTCGCCGCGCTGTCCGAGCAGATCCGCGCTGGCGGCGAGGATCCGGGCCAGTACGTCGAGGTCAGCTTCAAGGTCTCGGAGCGGGCCTACACCGCCTGGCCGGAGCGCATTCGCGCCGCCTTCGAGCCGGCCCGCACCGTGCGCACAGGTCGCGCCACCTATCGCCTCGCCATCATGTCGGAGACCGCGCGGCGGGACAGCCCACATGCCGGCGCCCTCCATCCTCTGCGGGGGGCTCTCTGATGGCGCTGCGCATCGTCACGGCCGACGACCGGATCTCTGCCGCCGCGAACAAGACCACGATGGTCATCGTCGGCGAGAGCGGGTCGGGCAAGACCACGCTCGTCAAGGTACTGCCCGCCGTCGAGACGGCCTTCCTCGACCTCGAAGCCGGCATGAAGTCGGTGCAGGACTGGCGCGGCGACAGCATCCCCGTGCGCTGCTTCGAGGACATGGTCGTTCTCACCTCCCTGATCGGCGGCCCGAACCCTGCCGCCCCGCCCACCGCCTTCTTTTCGAACGAGCACTACGCCCACTACGCCGCCCAGCATCCCGACCTCGTCGCAATGCTTGCCCGGAAGTCGATCATCTTCGTCGACAGCATCACCGATCTGACGCGCCAGGCCATGGTCTGGGCCAAGAAGCAGCCCGAGGCCTTCTCCGACAAGACCGGTAAGCCGGACACCCGCGGCGCCTATGGGCTGCTCGGGCGCGAGGTCATTGGCCTGCTGAAGCACCTCCAGCACGCGCCAGGCAAGACGGTGATCCTGGTCGGCATCCTGGAGAAGCACACCGACGACTTCGGCCGCGTCGCCTGGCAGCCGCAGATGGAGGGCGGCAAGGCCGGCCGCGAACTCCCCGGCATCGTCGATCAGGTCATCACCCTCTCGCTGTTCTCCCGCGATGGCGACGGCGCGCTGGTCCACGACCCTCAGCGCGGCACGGAACGCCGGCTGGTCTGCCAGGCGGGCAACCGCTTCGGGCTGCCGGCCAAGGACCGCTCTGGCCGCCTCGATGAGACCGAGCCGCCGGATCTGCTCGCGCTGCTCCGCAAGATCAACGCCCCAGCCGCATCCCCCGCCTGACCCGAACCCGAGAGGCACACCGATCGATGTACGACATGAACGACGCCGAACTGCCGCGTGGCTCCGACCTCATCCCGGACGGCACCTTTGCCAAGGTGACCATGGTGATCCGCCCTGGCGGGGTGGATGGTCAGGGCGAGGCCGACCGCGGTCTCCTGAAGGCATCCCGTGGCGGCGGCGACACCGCCATGGTGGACGGCGAATTCACCGTCGCCGCGGGTCCGCACATCCGCCGCAAATTCTGGCAGACCTTCACGGTGGTCGGCGGCAAGGTCGATGAGCACGGCGTGTCCATCGCCTGGAAGATCTCGAAGGGGACCTTCCGCGCAATGATCGACAGCGCGCTGGGCCTCGACCCGCAGGATATGGGCGAGGCAGCCAAGGCGAAGCGGGTCCTGCGTGGATTGTCCGACCTGTCAGGCATCACCTTCGCCGCAAAGATCCGGGTCGAGCCGGCGAATGACCCGCGCTACAGCGACAGCAACCGCCTCGACCGCGTGGTGCTGCCGGGCGAGCCCGAATATGCGCGCATCATGGCGGGCGAGTCGGTGCCGGCTTCGCCCAGCGGCCAGCGCACAGCAAAGCCCGCCGCGGCTCCTGCGCCGAGTGCGCCGGCCTGGGCCAGCACGGCAGCGCCACAGGCCGCCGCACCAGCGTCGCCCTCCTGGGCTGCACCGGCTGCCACGCCGTCCGCCCCACCCCCGCGTTCGGCACCCCCTGCGGCAGGCGGCCCGGCTTGGCTGAACGGGTGATGCACCGATGGTCCGTCGCCGCTGGACGCGGCCGGCGCAGCCGCGTGCTGCGGCCAAGCCCCTGCCACCGCCGCGCGGCTGCTCGCCGGAGGATCAGGTACGTCGCCTCACCTGTGCGCTCTGCGGCCGGGAGGCGAAGGGGTTCGGCTACATCCACGAGATGCGGTTGGGCGAGTTTCCCCACCACCGCTTCTGCTCAATGCGATGCTGCGAGGCAGGCGGCGCGATGGCCCGCAGGTCCAATGGCGTGATCGACAAAACGCAGATGGAGGAGCGCGCGGTGAAGGACGCGCGCCGGC